GCGGGCGCTGCGCGGGCCAGCACGCGCCCGAGACGGATGAGATCGCGGCCGCGACGAGCGTCACCGCGCCGCGCGAGGGTTGGCACGTCTACGCCGGCCCGGATACTGGACCTGGCACTGTCGTCTGGAGCCCAGGAGCAGCTCGTCCGACCTACGCGGCTCCTGGAGGACCGCCGCCTGATCCTCCGCAGGAGACCTGCACAGGATGCCCTGCGCCCTGCACACCGAAGGTTGCCAGGTGGGGCCTGACATTCCGCAATCGGTGGTGGGACTGCACTCCGCAGTTCTACAGCAAGGACACTACGACGTGGACCGGAGTTCCGGTCACCGGCTACTGCGCTGCAATTGGAATGCCGGAGCGGCTCTTCTGCCCGGCTCGGCAGGAAGGCGATCTGAACCGCAGAGCGTGCGAGGGTGTGGGCATCGGAGGCTACGCCAACGCAGTGCCGCTGTGGCGATGTGAGCAGGGGCTGCCCGAGATCAACGCAGCAAATCCCTTCCAGGCGCGCTGCGCTGCAGGCTGGATCGAGGTCTGCGCAACCGATGGCACGAACTGTACAAGGAGCTGATATGGACTCTCAGACGAAGGCCCTCATTCGGAAGTACCTGACGGGCGCTGGCGTTGCAGCGATCGGCGGTGCGATCGGCGCGCTGGCCCCGATCCTCGACTCGATGCTCCGGGCGGACGTGGGGGTGACGTTCCCGCCCCTTGGCGTGGTTGGCGTGGCGATGCTCGCAGGAGCGGTCACCGCCGTGCGTCTCTGGTACATGAAGCAGACGTCGAGCCTTGCGTCTGTCTTCGGCCTGGAGAAGTCCTTCGGGGACAAGCTCGCTGCGCCTCCTGCGGCAGCGCCGAGCGAAGACATCATCCTCTACAGCGTGATGCTGCCGTCCCTGGACCAGGACGTCGGAGTCGGGCTCATCGGACACCGCGGGCTCGTCGGGAGCCCCGTGCCAGTCGCCCCGACGATGGTCGAGGTTCGGAAGTTCTCGGACCCCAGGTTGCAGGAGGCGGTCGAGCATGTCTTCGCGGCCTCCGGCGGGAAGAACGGCGCGTTTCTCAACGTCAATCTGAACGGCGAAGTCCGCTCTGGCGTCGCCATCAAGGTCGGCGGGCACCTCTCGTTCTCGGGCTTTTTGATCAAGAAGCCTGGGTACAAGATCGATGGCCTCGCCGAAGTCTCGTTCGCTTTCTAAGGGGGTTCTGTGGAAGTCACGCTCAAGGAATACATCGAGAGCCGGATGGACGAGCGGGAGAAAGCGCACGTCGCGCAGATCATCAACGCGGAGCGCAGCCTTGAACTCGCTGCAAGCGCGCTCCGCGAGAAGTTGGAGCAGATGAACGAGTTCCGGCGGCAGATCGACAACGAGCGTGCGCTCTACACGAGGCGGGACGACCTTGACGCGCTGGTGAAGTTCCACAACGCCGATATCGACCGGCTCTCGCAGCGGCTGGAGAAACTGGAGAACTGGCAGGCCAACGTGACGGGTAGGCAGATCGTCTTCGGCGGCGCGGTGATCATAGGATCAGGGACGATAGCCGGCGTCGTGATCGCCGTAGCGCGGATGTTGGGGCACTAATCATGCCACGCAGTCGTCGGCGACGGGTCAACGATCGGCGAAGAGCAGCTGAACAGCGTCTTGCTGCGAGAGCCGTTCTACAGAAGGCCCGGGGAGAAGAACGCGAGAAGCTCGGACGTTACGTCAAGTCAGTCTTGAGACCTCGCGCGGGAGAAGTGATCAAGTCCCATGATGGTCGTTCGTATCAAGTTCAGAACGATGGTTCTCTACGAAGATTTGAACCTGAAGGAGGGATGTCGTGAGAAAGCTGCTTTGGATTGGTGACGCTGCTGTTTCTACTGGGTTTGCCAGAGCCACCCATCACACTCTGGAAGTTCTCCGAAGAACATGGGATGTTCATGTTCTTGGGATCAACTACATGGGGGATCCTCATTCTTTCCCATACCCCATCTACCCAGCTTGGCCTGGTGGGGATGTGTTTGGCATCAAGCGGACCAAAGAGATGGTTGACAGACTTCAGCCTGATCTTGTTGTGGTTCAGAACGATCCGTGGAACATTCGTGAGTACTTCAAGCAAGTCGATGGAAAAGCCCCTGTCGTGGCGACCATGCCTGTCGACGGAAAGAACTGTCGAGGGAAAGATCTGAACGGAATTGCTCTCGGGATCTTCTGGACGAAGTTTGGTCTCGACGAAGCTACTCGTGGTGGTTACACAGGCCCATCTGCCATCGTTCCTCTTGGCGTTGACCTTGGTATGTATTCTCCAATGGACCGCCGAGAAGCTCGTGAAAAGATTGGACTTCCTGGGCTGGAGGAAGTCTTCATCGTTGGCAATGTGAACAGGAACCAGCCAAGAAAACGTCTGGATCTCACGATCAAGGCATTCGCAGAGTGGGTGCAGAAGTATGGGCACCAAGACGCTTATCTCTTTCTCCATGTGTCACCAACAGGAGATCGTGGATATGACGTCAAGCATCTCATGCACTACTATGGATTTCGCGAAGATCAGAAACGTCTCATCCTTGTAGAACCCCACATCGGTCATGGCATTGAAGAAGAGAGTATGCGAGCCATCTACTCCTGCTTCGATGTTCAGGTGACGACGACGCAAGGTGAAGGGTGGGGTCTGACGACGATGGAGGGAATGGCCTGTGGAATCCCACAGATCATTCCTAACTGGGCTGCTCTCGGAGAGTGGTGTGGGGGGAATGCTGTTCTCAGAGTTCCCTGCACAAGCACGATTGTGACACCTGACTACATCAATGCAGTTGGTGGGGTCATTGATCACGAATTGCTCGTTTCTGCTATGGAGACCCTCTACCGGCACAGTTCCACACGTTCTTTCTTGGCTTCGGCGGGGATAGAGCTCGTGAGTAGACCTGAGTTCCGATGGGAGAACATCGGACAGAAGTTCGCTGAGGTTCTTGAAGAACCTTATGCGAATAGCAAGAAAGTGGCCTGATGGCCCAACTCAATATCAAGGGTGCAGACGAGCTCAAGAAACTTCTTTCTGAGCTCGCCAAGCAATATCCGGAGATCGCTAGAGCTGCTCTCTATCGCCAAGCCGAGATCCGGATCATGACCCCAAGTAAGCAGTACTTCGTTCCAGTGAGAGATGGGCATCTTCGGAATTCTGGTCACGTCGTTGCTGAAAAAGATCAGGTCAAGGTCACTCTTGGGTTTGGTGGTCCAGCAGGAATTGGAAATTCTGGACCAACCAATTCTCAAGATGTTGGGTACGCAATCGTCCAGCACGAGAATCTAGATTTCGCTCATGCTGTTGGTGAAGCGAAGTATCTCGAGAAGCCTGTCATGGAAGCTCTTCCTAATCTTCCGGTGTGGATTGCGGAAGATATGTGGCGCGACATTGAGAAGATGGTGAAGTAATGGCCTTCTACAAACGGATCAAAGCGCTTCAAGAACCTTTCGATGGTGGGCTTGACGATAAGCAGCGATCGAAGGTTCAGTTCAACATCTTGGCCACGAAAGCACCTTCAGCCACTTTTCTTGAAGAGATCGTTGCGTATCTCGAGTCTCTGGGTGTAGTGAGTGGAAATGTCTTTGTCTCAACAAGGGCTTCAATCCCTAGTGGCGAAGGTCCTTATCTCTCGATTGTAGAGACTGGAGGAACTGGTTCGATCACAGAACAGAACTCGGACTCCCCTGCATTCCAACGACCAGGAGCGCAGATCGTTGCCCGGGCAGGAGACTACGTTGCTGCAAGAACTTTGGCAAGAGCGGCCTACGACGCTCTCGTCAGAGTGAAGAACCAAACACTCACGTAGGAAGGAGGAGACTGAATGTCTGACGCAATTTCTGCCCAGGGAACTCTGGTTCAGCGGGCGCCTGTGGCCACGCCGACTGCCTTCGCGACGATCGGCAATCTCCACGCGATCACGCCCCCCTCGCTCACGCGAAATCCGATCGAGACCACTTCGCACAACGATCCGGAGGACTCGTACGTCGTTGGGATCCGCCGGCGGGGCGAACTCTCGTTCAACATCGGATTCCTTCCGAGTGGTGCCAGCCACGGCATCGCTTCGGGTCTCGAGAAGGCATGGCTGGACGGCACGAGGGACATCTGGAAGGTTCTGTTCCCCGATGGGGGGATCTGGACTTTCTCCGGATACATCACGAACATCAGTCCGTCGGCCCCCATCGACGAAGAGCTCACGGCTGACGTGACGATCCGTCCGACCGGAACAATGGTGATCGTCTAAGGAGTCTAGAACTCCAGAAAGGCAGGGAGTCGTGAACGATACGAAGAAGTACCTGACCGCGATGGAAATCCTCGAAGTCAAGGACATCGAGATCGTTGAAGTTGATGTTCCTGAATGGGGAGGAATCGTTCGTCTTCGGTCTCTCTCCGGAGAGGAAGCCGCGAAGTTCTACGAGATGTTCCAGGCGGACAAGACTCAGGCATCTCTGAAGATCCTCGCTCTCTCCGCGGTCGACGAAGGGGGGAACTGTCTCTTCAGCAACGAGCAGATCGGTGACCTCAAGAAGAAGAGCCTTCGGGCCATTCTGAGACTGCAGAAGGAAGCACTCCGCATCAACGGGATGACGGAGGATGCTGAAAAGCAAGCAAAAAACGACTGAAGCGAGACGGTACGCGGCGATTTGCGTACCGTCTCGCCCTTCATCTTGGGTGGAGCAATGTGGATGCTATGCTCCGCAGCATGACGTCCAAACAGTGGCTTGAGTGGAACGTGATGTACTCTCTTGAGCCATGGGGCGAAGATCGTGAAGACCTAAGATTCGGCTCGGTAGTCCAGGCATTAGTCAATGCGAATCGGAATGCTAAGAAGCATCCGAAACCTTATTCTCTCATTGAGTGTTCTCTCAGTGGAGGGGACCAGACTATTGCTCATAAGCAATCTTGGCAGCAAATGAAGATGACTGCAATGTTGCTGACTGGCACAGTCTGGAAGGAGAGCTAAGTGGCCGTAAGCATCGGTGATCTCATCGCAACCCTCGAACTCGACAACAAGTTTTCCAAAGACATCAAGACAGCCGAGAAGGATCTCACCGATTTCGACGAAGCCTGGGCAGGGTTGAGAACCGGTGTTGGCGCAGCTGTCGCTGCTGTCACTGCAGTTTCTGCTGCTGTCATTGCTCTGGGCATGAGAGGCGCAGATGTTGCTGACATGGCAGAGACCTTCAACGAACTTCAGGCGAGGATTGGAAATACTGCTGGAGCGTTGAACGTCATCAGTGATGCCCTTGATGGGACAGTCAATGACTTTGACATCATGCACAACACTAACACTGCTCTCAGTCTTGGGCTCAAGCTGACCGAAGACCAGTTCAAGTCAACAGCAGAAGGTGCACGGTTGCTGGCGGATCGCACTGGTAGAACTGCATCTGACGCGTTCCAGACATTGATGATG